TTAAAATTTAAAGTGAATATTGTTTATATCAAGTGTGTTTGTCTTATGTTTTTTGTCTTTAGGAATAAAATTAAATTCTATCTTATCAACTGTACTTAATATCAATTCTTCTTTGTCTTTAATAGTTAGCTCTTCCCAGCCTTTAAGGATAAAGTTGTTGATTGACTGTATTTGTTCTTTGCTCACTGATTGCTTGTTTTCTGTCGTCTGTTCTTCAATCATCTTTTTTGTTGCGTTGATCTCTTCCATCAATTCAAAATACTCATCATCTTCGATGTAACCAAGAGACCAAGAACGTGTATAGTTTATTTTTTGTTTGTTAATCTTATCTATATCATATTCGATCTTTTTAACCGGTTCTACTTTTCGAATATGAAATTTGTTCAATTCGTAACTTTTAAGTAAATTGACGAATTTATTTTCTACTTCGCTTTCATTAAACGATACGTTTTTAACATCTTTGTTTTTAGAACATGTCTCACATTTGTAACGTCTAACGTCATATTTATAACCTTTTCTATCTTTAACAGTTCCAGCGTATAGATGTAGCCTTCTGTTGCACTGAGGGCACACAAGAGCGCCTCTAAAAATAGCGTGATGTTTTACCTTGCTTTTATGTGTTTTACTTGATATAGCATTGTTAATGGCATTGTAGTCATGTTCTGACAACACAGGTTCATGAGTATTCTCTATAAGCATATCCCCATATTTAGTATGACCACGCAAAACAGGGGAGCGCATCAATCGAATTAATGAGTTTCTATTCCACGATTTTTTATTAGGCACATGCACTTTAGATGAATTTAACCTTCTGGCTATCTCGTTAGCACTTATACCTTTTTTGAACATGCTAACTATCAAATCAATTACTTTAGCGTATTCGTTGGGATGCAATTTCCCTTCGATATTGTCATAACAAAAAGGCGCTTCTCTAATATAATTACCTTCTCTCACTGCAGCGCGACTACCAAATAAAGATCTCTCTCTAATAGTTTCGCGCTCCCATTCAGCCATAGCACCTACCATTGTTATAAACAGCTTACCTATTGCAGAAGTTGTGTCAAATACTTCTGTGGCACTCTTAAATGACACGTTATATTGTTCAAATTCTTCTAACATGTCAAGAAGATCACGCACATTACGTGTGAGCCTATCTAATTTATAAACTAATACTAGATCAAAAGAAGATAAGTGTTTCATTAATTTTTGTAATGCGGGTCTTTTCATCGACCCTCCACTAATACCAGCATCAGTGAACACTTTGTACTCGTTCCAGTCATGTATTTCACAATAGGATATGAGTTTCTTTTTCTGTTCATGAATTGAATATCCTTCGTTCGCTTGTTCAGCGCTCGAAACCCTAGTGTAAATCGCTACTTTCATTGTTTCATCTCCTAAAAAGGTAAAAAAATAATAAGGGTAGGCGAGCTACCCGATAAATTATCTTGTTTGAGAATTTATAACTTCTTCTTGTCTTTTGGCCCAACTGTTGTAACCTTCATTTTTACCAACCCATCTTGGACCGCCTACGTGAGCGTTAGGATCGTTCCAAACTTTAGCACTAGCTTTGCGTGCTTCCTCGTAATCTCCACGACCATAACCCATTTGAGATTCATCGTGCGTTGTAGTTTTTGTTTTATTCCATTTGTCTATTTCTGCTTGCGTCATATATCCATTGCTATTTTGTGATACTTTTTGATTACCTGAATTTTGTTTTTGAGTATTTTGCGTTTTTTGTATGCTTTCATAGTTACCATTATCGTTTTGTGATTTGCCGTTATCATTTTTAGATGTATTCTTATTTTCTGTGTTAGCTGTCTCATTTGAGTTAGATTTATTTTTCTTATCTTCTGTCTTTATATCTTTCTTTGATTCGTTAGACTTTTTGTGTTCAGCCGATTTGTTATCTTCTTTTTTCTCATTATCGTTATTACCACACGCACCTAGTACTAATAAACTTGCAAATATTAAAAATAAAACCTTTTTCATTGTACATATCTCCTTTTATAATTATTTATTAGCTATTTGAGTTAATAATGCTATAATTTGTTCGTTTTGCTTTTGTATTTTGTCATTCTGTTTAATTATCTCGTCATTTTGAGCTATTTGTACGTATGAAGTCTTTTTCATATCTTTATAATGATTGAATTTTGCTTGTTCTTTCTGACTAAGATGCGTTCCTACACCAATAAGATTGTAAATATCGTGAAAAGTATTCGCTTTGTTTTGATAATAGAAAGCGTTTGAAGTGATTTCAGTAGGATTGTTTATACCTTGTTTTTCAAACCCTTCATCTTGCGATATCTTCATTTTTTCTTCTCTGCTTGTATAATCGTTTTCTATCCCAATAGCCATATTAACCTCTTTATTAAGTTTAGGATCGTTATTTCTATATAACAAAGCAAGTCGTTCTTGTTCTTCAGCACTGAGGTTTTCTATAGCTTTTTTACCTTCTTTACTTAATCCGTTTTTAATTTGTCCGATTGCATAAGCGTTTTTGAAACCTATATTCTTTGGCATTGCTATTCTCCTCTATTCAAAATTTTCATATTTAAATACACGTAAAGGCTCAAATGTTATTAAGTGATCACCGTGTTGTTTGGAAACACCATATTTCTGTTTATAATGCGCCAAACTTTCTAGTGCAAAACCTTCTGAAACCTCAAAAAAATTAGCAAGTTCATACAAATTATGTATTCCTTGCTTAAAAGCTTCTACGATGCCATCTAATGAAACCAACTTTTCTTTTGCGTATCTTCTAGCATGGTTTTCAAATTTCCTATTATTAAAATTTGAAATATCTGTAATATCGCCATAAGATAGACGATGATGAGCCAACTCTTCTGATAAAACTTCTAGTTTGAGTTTGTCCGAAATATCCCTTTTAATTAAAATTAAATCACCCAACCACACCCCGTAAAGGTTGGGTGGCATAACATCAGTTTCCCTTATTTCTATATAGTTATGCTTTGCTAACATCTCTTCGTATAACCCCATCGTAAAAACACCCTTTATTTTCTTTTACTTCTTATAAAATCTGCGTAATCCAAAACTTCTTGCCATTCTTCTTCGGTTAACTCTTGTTCTAAGTGCGCCGCGCGATGATCATTTTCATTTTCAGATTGATATTTCTTAAGTAATAAACGTTCTGGAGTTACATTTAAAATGTTGGCTATTTCTGCAATATCTTCCATAGGAATTTTTCTACTGCCGTTTTCATATCTTGATAAAGTAGATTTATTAACTCCTATTTTTTTAGCAAAGTCAGTTAAACTTACATTATTTTCTTTGCGTAATTGTTTAATTAACTTGCCGATTTCTGATGAAGTTCTCATTTAAATATCACCTCCGTTTGGTTTATAAGAGTATAATAACACTTTTCCATATAGGAAACAATAGGAAAATTAAAATTTTACAAAAAATTTTTTGTGTTTTTTATTGACATTTAGGAAACTATGAATTATCATGAAATTAACTTAAAAAGAAAGGGGGAGCAAAAAATGTACGAGTTCAACCTCAGAAGAATGAAAGCGGAACGCATTGCTAAAGGCATTTCTCTAGCTGAAATGGCCGAAGAATTAGGAATGTCAAAAGGGACATATTCAAAAAAAGAAAACGGTCATATTAGAGTTAATGTTGACGATTTAGCAAAAGTTATCGAAGTATTAGAATTTCCGAAAGAAAATTGCGGTATTTTTTTTACAACTAACGTTTCCGAAACGTCAACAAAAAGACGTCAAAAAACTTAAAGGAGGTGCAATGAGTGAACGACTTACAACTTAGTAACGACTTAACTGTTATAGAAACCGAAATTAAGAGTTATCAAAACATAGCTGGTCAATCAATTTTCGAAATTGGCAGAAGATTAAAACATGTTAAAGAAAATGATTTGTCTCACGGAGAGTTTGGCGAATGGCTTGAAAGGGTTGGATTGGATAAATACCAAGCTAGTAGATTTATAAAAGTTGCAAATGAACAACCAAAATTGCGCTCGGGTACAAATTTAGGACTTAAAGCTCTGTATCAAATAGCAACTATTCCAGAAGAACGTCGAGAAGAAAAGCAAAAAACATCTTCTGGAGAAATGAAAACTCCATATGAAATGACTAACAAAGAACGCGATGAATTCAAACGCCAACTCAAACAACGTGACGAACAAAACGCTCAACTCAAATCACAAGTAAGGCAAGCACAAAGGTCAGAGGAAATAGCGAAAAAACAACTAGAAGAAGCTGAAGACAAAGAACCTGAAGTTATTGAACGAGAAGTCATAAAAGAGGTTGTACCTGACGAAGTTAAACAACAACTTGAACAATTTAAACAAAAATTTGAACGTGAAAGTAATAATGCTAACGAGCTTAGAGATGAATTACAACGTTATAGAAGTAGCTTCAGCGACCCTGACCAAGCATATGAAGAAAAAGAATTAACTAGGTTAGAACGTGAATCAAGTATCAATGCACATAAGATAGCAATCAGTATTCAAAACTTCATCAAAGAGAATTCAGTAGAAACTTACAGATTGGATACAGTCATCAAAGCTAATCCAAAGTCGAAAGAAAGATTGCAAGAAAATGTAGCGTTACTGAAAGAGTTCACAAGTAATTTAGAAGCGATGTTAAACGGAAGAATTGTCGTAAATTAGGAGGAAAATAAAATGGCAAAACGCAAAGATGAATTAATTTTTTTACAAAATCACATTAAACAAACTAATGAACAGGGGCAACAGTTAGAACAAATCATTGAAAGAATGTTAGACATGGAAGATCGAGTTGAAAATAGAGTGTCATATGTAGAAGGAATGGTTGAAGAAATTAAAAAAGAAGTTCCAATCACTTATGAACAACAAAAAGAATTACAATCTATAGTCCAATCAAAAGCAAATCAATTTACTAGAGAGTATTACAAAGATGGTTTCAAAGTCGGCAATAAATATCAAAACGAACTATTTAAAAAGAAAAAAGGTCAATTTATTCGTGCAATGTGGACGAGATTAAAAGAATACTTCAATGTACCACGTTATACAGCTATTCAAAAAGTGGATTATGACCGTACGAAACAGTTCTTAACAATGATTGCATTCAAAGATTTTAAACCACACGAGTTAGAAGACAAAGCAAGTTGGAACATTCCTGAGTTGGTAGAGGAGTAATACCCACAATCGAACAAACATCTTAAAAGGAGGACACTATGGAACAGATATCTAGCTATAAAATTTATGTAGAAGAAAATGAATTTAACGCATATGTAATATATGCAAAAAGTATGGAAGAAGTTTGTGGATTAATTAAAAAAATAGATAGATTTACAGAAATTAAAATAAGCCCCTCAATAAAGAAGGGCGTGAAATAAAAAAACTAAAGGAAATCTTTTAAGTGTTTAGAATCACATATGACATTTTTCCATGCGGCTTCGCCAGTCAACGTAGCTACAAACAGGCTGTCATCATTATCAACAAAGAGTTTTAGTTCATCTCTGATTTCTTTTGAGCTGAATACTGAGTTAACAAACCAAACAGATTTATTGATTTTTGCAGCATTAGGATAGTCCTCTATTCTATTTATCAACTTAGGATAATCCTTATGGTCATTTAAGTCATATGAAATGATATAGCTTTTCATTGTTATTCACCTCCTTAGGTTGATAACAACATTATACATGAAAGGAGCATAAACATTATGCAAGCATTACAAACAAAATCGAACATCGGAGAAATGTTCAACATACAAGAAAAAGAAAATGGAGAAATCGCAATCAGCGGTCGTGAGCTTCATCAAGCTTTAGAAGTTTCAACTAGGTACGATAAGTGGTTCGAAAGAATGACGGAGTATGGTTTTGAAAACGGGATAGATTTTATTTCGCAAGTTGAAAAAGTACACGGTCAAAAAAGGGCGCGTACTTATGAACAAATTAATCATATTCTCACACTAGACGCTGCAAAAGAAATCGCAATGATTCAACGTAGTGAACCAGGTAAACGTGCAAGACAATACTTCATTCAAGTAGAGAAAGCATGGAACAGTCCAGAAATGATTATGAAACGTGCATTGAAGATGGCTAATAACACAATCAACCAACTGGAAACACAAATTGAGAAAGACAAACCTAAAGTATTGTTTGCTGACGCAGTAGCAACAACTAAAACTTCTATTTTGGTAGGGGAATTAGCAAAAATCATTAAACAAAATGGTGTCAATATAGGACAACGAAGACTGTTTAAGTGGTTACGACAAAATGGTTTTTTAATAAAACGTCAAGGCGTCGACTATAACATGCCAACACAATACTCAATGGAACGAGAATTATTTGAAATCAAAGAAACGTCAATTACTCATTCAGACGGTCATACATCAATTAGTAAGACCCCTAAAGTAACAGGCAAAGGACAACAATACTTTGTTAATAAGTTTTTAGGAGAAAAACAAACATCTTAAAAGGAGGAATAACAAATGTTACAAAAATTTAGAATCGCGAAAGAAAAAAATAAATTAAAACTCAAATTACTAAAGCATGCTAGTTACTGTTTGGAAACTAGTAACAACCCTGAACTGTTGCGAGCAGTTGCAGAGTTGCTTAAAAAGATTAATCGATAAATCAGATAACTAATCATCGTTTGAGTTCTCATCATCTAAGTGATTACCAATTACGTAAAGTGTTAAAAGAGTTGCTATTACATTAAAAAGCATAAAGTAGTTCACATATTGGTCAAGTATCGTTCTAACCATAATCGGAGGTATTACTCCGATAGCAGAACCGACAGAAACCTTTTTTACAAATTTTGCAGAAGGAGAAATAAAAATATGATTGAGCGATTCATTGAATACACTATTGTATTTCTCTGTATCTACGTCATCTATTGGATGGGCAGAATCGACGGTTTTACCAAGAACAGGGACATCGACAGTATCGACAAAAGACTTTCTCAAATGAGTGCTAACTTTGCGGACTTCATCCTCCGGAAAGCTGTTAGAACTTATGAGTTCATCAAGAATTTTTTCAGAAAATAAATTAGATTTGAACATTGGATGATTCTTAGTTACTTGATGCATATAGGAAGCCCAATTAGATAATTTAGATTGGTTGATTCTAAGATCATTCATAGTATTCACGACTTTAGCGTAAGTCTCAATAGGCAATTTTGACAAGATAGCTTGATTTTTCCTTATTAAATCTAATTGTCGTTGAGTGAGGTTTATATTATCCATAATTATTCACCTCCTTTCACTAGGAGATAACTAAATTATACACGAAAGGAATGGTAGTAATGCCACCACATATTCAACAAATGCTTTTCGATTTCGCACTTGAGCGAGGATATATACAAAAAATTATAGAAATGGAGCAAAAACATGAGTCAAGAAATGATTGATTACTGGGCCACTTTTATGTACGAACGCGTTGGTAAAAAAATATTAGAAAAGGAGGGGTTGAAATGAGAAGTTTAACAATCGCTTTAATCACATTCATACTTATTTCAATTATAACAATGGTCATTTTTGAAATTTACTTTACAACAGGATTAGTCGTAAGCGCAGCAATAGCGATAGTAGCTTACTGGTTTTATGAACACCATTTTTTCGATAAAAAAACTGCTACTTGCGCCAACAAGTAACAGTAAAAGAAAAACATTTAAGAAATATAACTAATTTAAATATACGAAAAGAAACGGAGGTCGTCAAGTTGAGTAATTTATTCGAGTTATCAACAAATTATCAACAAATTTATAACCTAATTTCTGAACAAGAAAACGAACTAATTTTAAAAGATACATTAGCGAGCATTAACGATGCTTTAGAAAATAAAGCGGACAGTTATGTTGCCATTATCAAATCATTAGAAGCAGACAATAAAGTAATTGATGAAGAAATTAAACGTTTGAGACAGCGTAAATCAACGAACGAAAACGGTATTAAACGATTAAAAGAAAGCTTACAACAGGCTATGGAAGAAACAGGCAAAGAGAAATTTAAAACATCACTGAACAGCTATAGTATAGCCAAAAATCCACCTACTTTATATGTACAAGAAGAGAATTCAATACCTAAAGAATATTACATTGAGCAAGAACCCAAACTAAATAAAACAGAATTGCTAAAAGCTGTCAAAGACGGCCTTGAAATAAAAGGCGTCGAATTAAAACAAAATAGAAGTTTGAGGGTGCGATAAATGACTGAAAAACTTAATTTATACCAAAAAATAGCAGACGTTAAAGCTAATATCGACGGATTTACCAAAGACACAAAAGGTTATAACTACTCATACGTTAGTGGTTCTCAAGTATTGCACAGAATTAGGAACAAGATGATTGAACATAATTTACTTCTAGTACCAAAAACATCAGAAGAAAATTATAAGCAAATTGAAGTAACTAGATTTAACAAAAAAGCTTCACGCGAAGTCACTACATCGGAATTTGTTGTAGAAATGAAATTAACTTATTTATGGATTAATGCAGACAAGCCGGAAGAACAACTCGAAGTAAGTTTCTATTCTGTAGGCCAACAAGATGATGTATCAAAGGCACATGGAACAGCATTAACATACGCAGAACGTTATTTCTTAATGAAATTCTTCAACATTCCAACCGATGAAGATGACGCAGACGCAAAACAAAAACAAGAAAAATATAACAAAGCTAGTAGCAATACAATAGGCGTTTTAAAACAAGAAGTATATCAATTTGTCGCTTTAATGAAATCACTAGGAAAAGAAGTCACACAGCAACAAGCCGAAAAAACATTCGGAATACAAGAATATGCGTCTATGACAGAACAACAAGCAGCAAACACAATTAATAAAATTCAAACTATGGCTAAAAAATATAAGGAGAATGAACAATGAACACAGTAAATTTATTAGGTAATTTGGTAGCAGACCCAGAGTTAAGAGGACAAAACAGCAACGTGGCCAATTTTAGAATTGCAGTACAAAGACCATTTAAAAACAAACAAACTAATGAATATGAAACAGACTTCATCACTTGTGTTGCTTTTGGTAAAACAGCAGAAATCATCACTAACAACTTTAAAAAAGGTAACAAAATTGGAGTAACTGGATCAATTCAAACAGGCAGCTATGAAAAAGACGGGCAACGTGTGTATACAACAGATGTAGCAGTTAACCAAGTTACATTTGTAGAACGTAAGAATAGCAATGCGCAATCAAGCAACCAACCACAACAAAATAGACAAGCACAAAGTGGTAACAACCCATTTGACAATGGTTTAGAAGAATTTTCAGATCTCCCGTTTTGATTGGAATGGTGTAAATGCCAATAATTAAAAACTACATCAGGCAAGATGACGGTACTACAACTGTTGTCATTGAGGGCGTAGATATTGATAACAAAACGTCACTACTGCTTGATAACGGCTTAGATGTTGAATGTGAAGTTAAGCCAGTAGACCCATTTAAAATCACAGATAAACAGCGTAGAAAAATATTTGCTCTCTGTAACGACATAGAAGCATATACAGGTCAACCTCGTGACTATATGAGGTATATGTTCATGGACTACGTAGAAGTCCTCTACGGCTACGAGAGAGGCCTCTCATTAAGCGACTGTACTAGAGAACAAGCAAGTCAAATTATAGAGGTCATTATTGACTGGGTTTTTCATAACAATATACCACTTAACTACAAAACAAGTGACCTACTCAAGAACGATAAAGCTTTCTTGTATTGGTCAACAGTTAACAGAAATTGTGTTATTTGCGGGGCTCAAAAAGCAGAACTCGCACATTATCACGCAGTAGGTCGAGGACGTAACAGACGCAAGATAGATCATACAGATAACAAAGTATTAGCTTTATGTCCTCGTCATCATCGAGAGCAACACAACATCGGAATGGACAGTTTTAATGAGAAATACAAATTACATGACGCTTGGGTCGATGTTGACGAAAGACTTAATCGCATGTTGAAAGGAGCAAAAAGTGAACAATAGAGATTACATTTCATCAATCATCACTCAATTCAGTGGACAAAACAACATTATCCCTATACCTGCCATCTATTTAAAAATTACTAAAGATTATCCAACTGCTGCATTACTTAACCAATTGATTTATTGGTCGGATAGAACTCATAGAAAAGATGGTTACTTTTACAAATCTTATAAAGAGTGGGAAGACGAAATATATTTATCTAAATACCAAGTAATGCGTTCAATAAAAAAATTGAAAAGTATGGGGATTGTAGAAACTGCTTTGAAAAAGGCGAATGGTGCGCCTACTGTCCATTACAAAGTCGATAGTGAAGTAACTTCACAATGGATTGTTAAGTTTCTTAACAATGGAAAGTCAACAAACTTAACAATGGATAGTAAAGAAATTCAACAATCTTTAACAGAGATTACTACAGAGAATACAACAGAGATTACTAACAATAATATATTGTCGGGTAACCCGACTGTTTCTACGATTCCCTATAAAGAAATTATTAGTTATTTAAATGAAAAAGCAGGCAAACAATTTAAACATAATACCGGTAAAAGCAAAAGATGTATTGAAGCAAGATGGAATGAAGATTTTAGATTAGATGACTTTAAAAAAGTGATAGATATAAAAACATCAGAATGGTTAGGAACAAGCCAAGAAAAATATCTAAGACCCGAAACGTTATTTGGCACTAAATTTGAGGGATATCTCAATCAAGAAACTAATACGCAACCTAACAACCCATACGCTAACGCATTTGAGAATGCTCAGCCATTGGATATGGAAAACTTACCGTTCTAAAGGAGTGATGAAATGGAAGCTTTCCAGAATTTAGCAAAGCAAGCAGGTTTTAAAAACAAGATAGTTAAACAGGAATTTGGTTTGAAGTGTAATGACTGTGGTCGAATGTATGACTATTACGAATTTGATAATGGTCAAGTAGTTAAAGACGGTTGCGACTGTGAAATGATTGCACTAGCTAAACAATCTACTGAAAACTATCGCAAGAAACAACGTAAAGCAAAAGCAGAAAAGATATTTAAGCAATCGATTATTAACGATAACTTAGCTCAAGTAACTTTTGATAACTACGAACCAACATCAGAAAAGCTAAAGTATGCTAAAGGTTTGTGTCAAAGGTATGCCCAAAACTTCACGTTAGACAATAAGCAATCACTATTAATTCAGGGCTCATTTGGTACAGGTAAGTCACATCTATCTATGAGTATTGTAAAAGAAGTTAAGGCAAAAGGTTACACAGTGCTTTATATGAATGTACCTCAGCTTATTTCCACAATTAAAAATACCTACAACAACAGAAATGGTATGACTGAACAAGAGCTAGCACAAATTATTAGTGATGTTGATCTAATGGTGTTTGATGACTTCGGTATCAACATGAATGAATTTGCGACAAGTAAGATGTTCGAGTTAGTCGAAAGCAGAGTAGGTAAACACAATATATTTACAACTAACCTAGATGAAAAAGAAATGACTAGAAATAAAGATATGCAGCGTATATTCAGTAGAATTATGAGCAATACAACGCTAATTAAAATGGATGGGCAAGATTATAGAACAAGGGGGCTTAAATTTTGATTACATTAGAAGAAATCAAACAAAATCTTGAGTGTTCTGATGTGTACGCTCATAAACTCACAGAATACGCACAGGGCGACGAAAAAGCTTTAGAGGACATATACTATCAAAAACTTGCTGAACGTCGTGTAAGGGAGGCTGTGGTTGAATATGGGTATTAGAGAAAACCAACTGAAAGCTTACAACTTATATGAGAGCGACGGTTGGAAGATGTTGAGAGTACTGCCAAGAGATGACGACACTTTTTATTTAGCTAACTTGGGTGGAATGCAAAAAAATAAATTTAAAGAATATGTAAATAAAGACGAATTAGCGGAGATAAAACGTAAATATAAATTATTTAGAAAAGAAGAATTGCAGCAACAGACTACAATTGATGATTATTTATTTTGAGGTGGGACATGCAATTAGAAATTAAATTTAATGATGTGTTTGAGGCACCTATTGGCTCGCCTCGTCCACGTTTTCGTAAATCAGGTAAATTTGTTCAAACATACATGCCAGCAGCTTATACAAAGCATAAAGAGTATATAAAAGAGCAAATGCCTAAATTGATGATAGAAAGTAAATTAAAAGTATCTCTATTATTTTGCTTTGAACCTCCTAAAAGTTGGAGCAAAAAGAAAAAAACAACAGCAATAGGACAGTATAAGCACACTAAGCCAGATATAGACAATTTGATCAAAACGGTATTAGATGCTGCTAACAGCCATTTATGGAAAGATGACAATCAAATTGTGGAAATACACAGTTTTAAAAAATTTGCAGAACAAGCAAAAGTCATAATGAGTTTGGAGGAAGTCGAATGAAAGCGCTAGACTTAATCGAAGAATTGCAGGACGCAATGGAGCACTACGGCGACTTTGATGTGAAAACAGAACGAAACGAAGACATAGAGTTAAAACACATTTATTCGTTTCAGCCGGAAGCAACAGCAGTTATCAATGTCAAGGGCCGTATGCCAATGGTTAACCTAAACGGCAAACGTTACAGACTATGTGACGTATATAAATATTTTGATGTCGCAGATAGCACGGTTAGAAAACGATATAAACAAGGCCTTAGAGGCGCGGAACTGATTTACGGCAAAGGCCACTACTTTTTCGAGGGAGATAATTAACAGTGAAAAGCGAGTGGTTCGACCACTTATGCAAGAATAACTTGTTAGCAAAATTAAAAACTGACTGCTACGGCAGAGATCAAAGGGGTTAAAACATATGACTAGTATAAAAGAGTTAAATATTGGCGACTATATCATGTTCAGAAGAGATAACGATAATAACAGTTATCCTGGAGAGGTTTTACTAAAAGGGCATATGACAGGTCAAGACACGTTTAAGATATTTGCACGTGTCAAAGTAGGTAACTTAACAGAACCGGTAATGATAACTGATGACGATGATTTTACAGTTGTATAGAAGACAGAGGATAACGTAAATAGTCCGTCGCATTACAATTACGGCGATATAGAGGTTATAGACTATATAGAACAAGTCACAGCACATTACCCGTCTAATTTGGCTTATGACATAGGTAACGCAATCAAATATTTAAGCAGAGCGACACACAAGAATGGTAAAGAAGATATTGCGAAAGCGCGTTGGTACGTGCAAAGAGTTTTTGAAAAATGGGAGGGTTAGAGAATGGTAAAGATTAAACGTGAAGTAAAAATGAAATTACCCGAATTAATTAAATGGGGTTGGGATAACAACGTTAGAGATAAAGTGTTTTGTAGTGATTGTGGGGGTCATGTTTATTTTAGATTAAGTGGTTTACTTGAAGTTGAACCTGTTGGAGAATATGAATTTTTTACAGTGGAAGTTGAGGAAGAAATTACGGAAGAAAAAGTATTAAAAGAAATGTTCATGTTAAATAGTAATACAAAGAATCTATCTAGATATACAAAAAGAAGTATCGCTTCAGTAGTAAAAAGACATCATGCGAAGGCATTTTATGTCAAAGACAACGACTTTAATATGATGCTCATTTGGAAAGACGGGGAGTTGGTGAAGTAAATGACTAAACGTGAACAAATAGAACAAGCAATCATAAGTGCAAGCGCGTTCACTGGGGATGATACAGAAGAGTTGTTGCAAGAGGTGGATAAAGTATATAAGAAAGCCAATGTATTCGATGAGATAAGTGCATACATTATAAGTAAAATAGACGATCTTACAATACGTCAAGAGCAAGCACCGAACGCTAAAAAATTCGAGTATTTCGGAAATTTATTAACTGCATTTAAAGTAATAAAAAATAAAATAAACAAATTGGAGCGTGTGGACGATGAGTATTAAACTTAGTGATTATATAAATGACGAAAACAGAAAACTTACACCAGAACAGGTTAGACAGTTTTTAATAGATTATGGTTTTAATGATGCTTCAGAAAAATTTAATGAAAAATTAGAAAACGGTAACTTACTAAGCGATTTGGAGGAACAGTAAATGACTAAAGAACTAGAAATAAAATTATTATCAGAAAACGCGACTATTCCGAAAAGAGCTAATGATTTTGACTCTGGATTAGACCTGTATGTATCAGAAACAGCAACAATCAAAGCGGGAGAAACAAAAGCAGTTAAAACAGACGTGGCTATTAACTTACCTCATGGATATGAAGCACAAGTGAGACCTAGATCAGGTAAGTCACTTAAAACAAAGTTACGTGTAGCATTAGGCACAATAGACCAAACATACAATAAAGAAATCGGTATTATCACAGACAATATCGGTAATGAAGATGTCACAGTAGAAAAAGGAGAAAGACTAGCACAGTTGGTTGTAGCACCAGTTGTATATCCTAAACCCAAACAGGTTGATTGGTTTGAAAATGAAAGCGACAGAGGCGCATATGGAAGTACAGGAGAATAAAGATATATACGAAAGAGTGAAAGAGGTGCTGGGGAAGTGACGCAATTTCTAATAACAGAGATAAAACACGGTCAAGAAACATTTGTCGATGTAACTAAGCCGCATGATAATGAGACGTACACACTTGTAGAGGCAGAGAGGGCAGAAGATGCGAGACGTAAGTATGAGGAGGGGAATAATGGTCAATAAAGTATTAGTGATGACAATGATTATATTAACGTCCTTGATTATTAAAACTAAACTAGAGATGAAGAGGGTCAGTAGACAAAGTAAAGCACCAGATGATTACGCAAGGGTAAGCGATCAGATAGATTTAAACGAAGCAAAAGAGGTGTTTATAAAATGATATGGTTAGTCATAGCTATTATATTGTTAGTAATACTTGTATTCGGTTGCATATTAGAACAAAAAGAGTTAAAGCACAAGATAGAAATGAAAGAATATGAAATAGAAGTGTTGAGAGATAAGTTGGAGAATGGAGGGTAAGTATTGTATTCAAAAGAAGCTATTATTAACATGATTGATAATTACCAAATGACGTGTAAATATTTAGTTACTGTAATACCAGATTGTGATAGTAACTCAATTGCACAGTATGGCATACAAGCTACGTTACCTAAACCACTAGGGAAGAATGGGAGTAAGGTTGAGGACACTGTTATACGTCGTGAGAGAATGAGTAAACGTCATGCTCAGATGTTAGCGGAAGTAGAATTTATCAATCAATCCCAACAGAAGTTAGGACATGTTGACTTTATATTCTTAAGCCACTTAAAAAAGGGTAGACGCAGAGATGAAATAATAAAAGACATGCCAAACTCTCGATTAAATAGAACTAACTTTTTGGCACGTAAAGATGACTTAGCAGAAAAAATATATTTATTACAGTGACGAAAATGACATAAATGACAAAAATGACGAAAATGACACTATTTTAGAGTGGACAGAATTTTTAATATAATGGTAGTGCGAAGTATGTAATTACTTAGCGCGTTCTGATTGCTTGCGCACATTCATATAAGCAATCCTATTAGAGGCTAGCCAATGATTTGGTTAGACCTCCTTTTTTATTATGTGAAAGGGAATACCGTGAGAGTTGGTGATATATGAGATGGGTAGAAAGGGATTATATGAGAAGTTAGATATTGAAAGTAAATTAGGATTAGTAGAAGGTTGGAAACGCGACGGTTTAACTGATGAACAAATAGCAAGGAATTTAGGTGTTGCTTATTCTACTATGAGAACATGGAACGATAAGTACCCGGCATTTTCAACAGCCATAAAAAAGGGCAAAGAAGTTTCTGATTATGAATTAGAAAACGCATTGCATAAGAGAGCTACAGGCTACTACTATGAAGAAGAAACAGTCACTAATGCAGGTAAGGTTGTCAAAGTTAAAAAGTACGAGCATGCTAACCCTACGTCTTTGATATTCGCTCTTAAGAACAGGCTACCTAATAAATACAGAGATAAAGTTGAACAAGAAATCACTCAACGCAATATTGAAATTAATGTAGGTGATTACAATGACGAGTCTTAAACTTAACTTTAATCACCCCGAAAAAGTATTCAACAAAAATATTTACGATGTATTGTTCAATTATGATTATTTTACAGAAGTTCACTATGGTGGAGGATCTAGTGGTAAATCTCATGGGGTGATCCAAAAGGTAGTATTAAAAGCGTTGAATAAATGGAAGTATCCTAGACGTATATTATGGCTTAGGAAAGTTCAGTCTACAATTAAAGATAGTTTATTTGAAGATGTTAAAGATTGTTTGATAAACTTCGGTGTTTGGGACATGTGCCTTTGGAACAAGACTGATAACAAGGTCAAGTTACCGAATGGCGCAATTTTTTTGTTTAAAGGATTAGACAATCCAGAGAAAATTAAGTCAATCAAAGGTATCTCGGACATCGTTATGGAAGAAGCGTCAGAGTTCACTTTAAATGATTATACGCAACTTACATTGCGTTTAAGGGAGAGAAAGCATTTGAACAAACAAATATTTTTAATGTTTAACCCAGTCTCTAAGTTGAACTGGGTATATAAGTATTTCTTTGAACATGGAGAAAATATGCAAGACGTTATGATACGGCAGTCAAGTTATAAAGACAATAAATTCCTAGATAGTAAGACTAGAGAAAACTTAGAGTTATTAGCAAGTCGTAATCCTGCCTATTATAAGATATATGCATTAGGCGAGTTTGCTACATTAGATAAATTAGTATTTCCTAAGTACGAAAAGAGATTATTAAATAAAGATGAACTAAGACATCTTCCTTCATACTTTGGACTGGACTTTGGTTATGTGAATGATCCTAGTGCATTTGTTCATGTAAAGATAGATAAAAAGAATCGTAAATTATATATCGTTGAAGAATATGTAAAAACTGGAATGTTGAATGATGAAATAGCTAGAGTAATTAAGCAGTTAGGTTATGGTAAAGAAGAAATAACGGCAGATAGTGCTGAACAAAAGAGTATTGCTGAAATGCGTAAACTTGGTGTTGAACGTATTAAACCAACCAAAAAAGGTAAAGGTTCCATTGCTCAGGGATTACAATTTTTAATGCAGTTTGACATTGTTATTGATGAACGTTGTTTCAAAACTATAGAAGAATTTGACAACTATACTTGGAAGAAGGACAAAAATACAGAAGAATACTTGAATGAGCCTGTAGACACGTACAACCATTGCATCGATAGTCTCAGATATTCAGTAGAGCGTTTCTATAGACCGGAATCTAAGAAAAAATCACCACTTAAAAAATCAATTAACACTATTAAAGCAATGGGCTTATAAGGAGGGAATACATGGCACATGTAAACAACTTTGAGCGTGACATTGAACGCAGGCAACAAAGAGATGAGATATACAGACGTGACGCAGTAGAAGTATATAAATACGACGGACAAACCATTGATTTATTAAATAAGCCAGATGACATAAGCAAGTTCATCGGGCACCATTTAGAAGCACAAGTACCACGTTTACAAATGTTAGATGATTATTATCAAGGCTTAAACTTTAATATCATGCGTAATCAACGACGAAGAGAAAAGCATTTAGCTGATAATCGTGCAGCACACGACTTCGCTTCATATATTACCGATTTTGTGAATGGATATTGTTTCGGCCATGCAATACAAGTGCAATCAGATAAAGAAATGACACAGGATAAAATAAACGAATTGCATCAGTTAAATGATATAGACAGTCACAATCGTTCATTAGGTTTAGACTTATCTATATTTGGACGAGCATATGAATACATCATTCGTAATCAAGAAGATGAAGTAAGATTATATAAATCAGATCCACGCAGTACATTTGTTATATATGACACAAGCATTGAACAGAACAGTTTAATGGCAGTGAGATATTGGCAAGTAGACCAAGAGGACAATATAAACTCAGATGATAATAGTAATTACATTTATTACGTTGATGTGATTACTGATGACGCGACTTACTTTTACACTTCTCACAGCGTTACAAATTACGAGCTTAGAGAGCGTAAACCTCCTGAAGCGCACTCGTTTGGTAAAGTTACTATTACAGAGTTTAGCAATAATGAAAAACGTCGTGGAGATTTTGAGAAAGTAATTCCTCTTATCGACTTATATGATGAAGCGGAATCAGATACAGCAAACTATATGAGTGATTTAAACGATGCGATGTTACTAATCAAAGGCAACGTTGACCTCGATGAAAGAGTGGCTGTATTACAAAAAGAAGCTAATGTGTTCCATCTAACACCTCCTGAATATACGACAGTCGATGACAAAGTAACTGAAGGTAATGTAGATGCTGAATATATCTATAAGCAATACGATGTGTCTGGTGTCGAATCATACAAAAACAGGCTTAGCAGAGACATTCACATGCTAACGAGTACGCCAGATATGACCGATGAAAACTTCAGTGGTACGCAATCAGGTGAATCGATGAAATATAAGCTGTTTAGTCTTGAACAACGTACTGCAATTAAAGAAGGGTTGTTCAGAAAAGGATTGAACAGACGTTATAAATTAGTCGGAGAAATTATGGGTGTCAACCGTGAGATAGATAAAGATAACCTCAAGAGTTTAGTATTCACTTTCACTCGCAACTTGCCTAAGTCAATTACAGAAGAAATGCAAATGTACATGAGTGCTGGTGGAGAAATTAGCCAACAAACACTGATGTCTCTTGTATCTTTCATAGACAATCCGCAAGATGAAGTCAAGCGTATTCAATCAGAGGAAGAAGAAAAAGTAAAACGTTCTGATGATTTAATGTATAAGAACGTACAAAATGAGGAAAATAACATAGAACAATCGACTTCAAACATTGAGGAGTGATGATCTATGACTTATTGGGATAAAAGAGCTCAAGAGATTATTAAAGATGAGACAATGAGCGATAAGGAAATGAGCCAAGAGATTGAACGCATTGTTAACAACATGATTGACGATATAGAGAATGAGATATCTAAATTCTATGCAAGATACGCAGACAGTGAGGGTATTCCTATCAACGAAGCAAAAAAACGAGTGGATAACTTCGACGTTCAATCTTTTGCTAATAAAGCAAGGTCATACGTTAAAAACAATGACTTTAGCGATAGAGCGAACAGAGAACTTAAGCAATACAATACAGCGATGTATGTGAATAGAGAGAAGTTACTTAAAGCACAGTTAGGGCTCATTGTAACGTACTCATACGCTCGTATAGAACAATCTATTTATAATTACATGGAATCATCCTATTATCGTTCTCTTGAGCAACAAGCAGGTATTTTAGGCGAAACAATACATGTATCACTCAACGATGTTAAAACGATAGTTACTGCTCCATTTCAAAACTCTAACTGGTCACGTCGTTTATGGCGTGATATGAAAGTTGTTCGTGCTCATGTTGAAAAAGCTACAAGTCAAGTGTTGTTAAGAGGACGACACCCTTATGAGTTTGTGAAAGAGTTCAGAAAAGAAACGGGTAATAGCACTTATGAAATAAGACGTTTACTCATAACAGAAACTGCTAGAGTGCAAACTTTAGCTGCAAAGCGTCATATGTTAGAACAACATGGTCCAGAAGCCGAATATGAATACCACGCTAAAATAGATGGTAAAACAACTAAAACGTGCAGAAGTTTAAATGGCAAGGTATTTAAAGTTAAAGACATGAAGCCGGGTGTAAATGCACCACCTATGCACCCGTTTTGCAGAAGTGCAGTTGCACCTCACGTCGACCCTAATTGGCGTGAAGAATTCTTTGAAGAAAGAAAAGGAAGATATTTTGGAGGTGTTGTTAAGTGATAGAGGATTTAGAAGAAAGACTTTACGATGTCGAAGATGAATACATGCAGGTTATTGGTGACGACCCTAAAAAAGTTTTAACCGATGACATGACGACTGAACAAAAGATAAAAAAACTGATTGATGTGATGCAAAATGACAAAGACTAGTGAACGTATCGCCAAAGCATTGGAAAGTATACATCAAGAGTTAAAAAGATTGAACGACACAAACCCTACAACTAAAGCACAACCGAAAAAAACAGATAAGAATAAGATTGAACCAGACCCTAAAAAATTCATTTGAGGTGGTATTCATGCGAAGACATAGCGTGAAAATGGTGATCCAATATCTATCTCGTTGGTAGCAAACGTTAGCTACTTGACCTCAGTAAGTCATTAAACTGCTCAATATAAAAAATACTGAGCGGGCTTAAATAAAATGTGAATATCAAATATATTTAGCGCACTAATCGGGCTTAAATGACTGATTGGGGCGCTATTTTTATGCGATAAAACATTGCATTTAAGACTGAACGGGAGGACTAAAAATGAAATTAGATGACAAATTAAAGTTAAAATTACAATTCTTTGCTGAAGATAACGAAGGCGATGACGGACAAAGTAATGAAGATAATGATCCGGGAAACGATGACGGTCAACAGGAAGAAAAGTATACACGTAGCGAAGTAGACTCACAAATCAGTAAAGCAGTTGAAGCTGCACTTTCAAAACGTGAGCGTAAGCACCAGCAAGAATTAGACAAAGCTCGTGAAGAAGCTAAAGAAGAAGCTGAAAGCTACGCGAAACTAACTGAAAAAGAGAAACGCGATAAAGAATATGAGAAGCGCTTAAATGAATTAGCGAAAAAAGAAAAACGATTTAAATTGCGTGAACTTCAAGCAGATATTGAAAGTGACCTTAGAGAGAAGGGATTACCTACTTCGTTTGCTGAGTCACTAATTCATTTGGAAGACAACGAAAAAATTAGCGAAGTTGTGAATGAAATCAAATCACACTTCGATAAAGCGGTACAAGAACAAGTTAAAGAAGCAACAAGACAATCAACACCATCAAGTCAACAAAGCAACTTAGGTAATCAAAAACAAACAAATACAAATTTCGCAGACTTAGCGAAACAAAATCGCATTATCAAATAACTGGAGGTAATTAACTTATGGCAGATGTAAAACCACAAACATTTAACCCTGATCATGTAATGATGCATGAACACAAAGAAGGCGAATTATTAAACGACTTCAACGAACCAATTTTATTAGACGTATTACAAAACTCTAAAATTATGCAATTAGGTCAATATCAAGATATGGCTGGAAAATCTGAAAAGAAATTCACTTTCTGGGCAGATAAACCAGGTGCGTACTGGGTAGGAGAAGGTCAAAAAATTAAAACTTCTAAACCTAGCTTAGTTGAAGCGAAAATGCGTTCACACAAATTAGGTGTAATCATCGTAGCTTCACGTGAATTCTTAAATTACACATATTCTCGTTTCTTCGAAGCTATGAAACCTCAAATCGCTGAGCAATTTTATAAAAAATTCGATGAAGCTGGATTATTAAACTACGACAATCCATTTGGTAAATCAGTTGCGCAATCAGTAGCAACATCAGGCAACGTAGTTAAAGGTGATATTAACCTGGATAACGTTTTAGCTTTAGAAGACGTATTATTAGAGCATAACGTTGAACCTAACGCTTTCTTATCTAAAACACAAAACCGTACAGCTTTACGTGGTGTAGAAGATAAAGTCACTAAAGAAAAATACTACGACCGTACTTCTAACACATTAGATAGTTTACCAGTAGTTGATTTAAAATCAGAACAATTCAAAAAAGGTGAATTATTTGCTGGTGACTTTAACAAAATGTTCTATGGTATCCCTTACAACATGTCTTACCAAATTTCTGAAGATGGTCAATTATCAACTGTACAAAATGCTGATGGTTCACCTGTAAATTTATTCGAACAAGAACTAATCGCTTTACGTGTAACTATGGACGTAGCGTTCCACATCGCTGATGATAATGCATTCGCTAAATTAGAAGCTGCTAAAGATGCTAAACCTGAAACTGTTTAATTAATCAAGGAGGTCTGACCTATGGCTTTTGCTTATAAAGTAATTAGATCGTTCGTTGATAAGCACGATAATAAGAAATATGAAGTTGGAGATGAATTTTCTGCTGATATTTCTAAAAAGCGTATCAACGAATTATTTCATAAACAGAACAAATTCAAAGAACAATACATCGCATTAGATGTTGATAGTAAAAGTACTAAAGCTGAATTGTTAGATGTGGCTAAAACACATGGTATTGAGGTATCTGAACACGATACGAAAGCTGATATCGTAAAATCATTGGAGGGATAACATGGCGACATTAGAAAATGTTAAATTGTTACTTTCTATTGATGACGATAAACAAGACAGCTTACTAAACATTATCATAAACAACACTGAAAAACGTTTGATTAGCCTACTCCCTCTCGACGTAGAAGAAATACCTGTAAGGTTGGAATATATCGTTGAAGAAGTAGCAGTCAAGCGTTTTAATCGTGTTGGTGCTGAGGGTATGACTAACGAAAGTATTGATGGACGTTCTAATACATTTCAAGACAATGATTTTGATGAATATATGGATGTTATCGATGCTTTGTTTCCTAAAAACTTAAACAAACGCGGCAAAGGTATATTCTATTGAGATACAACAAAAGGATTGCGTTTGCTAAAGAATCTAAAGGGAAGTATAACCCTAAAATAAGCCAATATGAAACAACTGAAGATGTTTATGATGAAATACCATGTAACATTAGTCCTTTATCCCCTGATCGCACTAGTTTGGAATATGGCGATGTGAAGAAAGATATCAACATCATACGTTTAAATGGACGTTTTGAGCCTCGTGTGACGCACGCATATATTAAAGGTATTAAATACCTCGTAACTAAAAAGATAAGCTATGAACACGATACAGTGTTCTATGTGGAAGAAGTGAAATAGCATGTCGAATGATATTGACGCTTTAATCGAGAAATTCAGTCAAATGCAAGAAAGCATTGACAATGACGTTGATGAAGTATTGCGGAATGACGCTATTGAGTTTGCAAATGACACTGTAGCTAGTGCTAAAGGAGTTATGAATAGAGGTTACTGGACTGGTAACTTAGCAAGAATGATAAGAGATACTAAAGAAGGTAATCTTCAATATGCTGTAACTTCTAAAGCCGGTTATTCATCATTTCTTGAATATGGTACGCGTTATATGGAACCCGAAACGTTCATGTTCCCTGTTTATGAAAGATATACAAAGCAAGTCAGAGAAGATCTTGAAAGATTAATAAACGGATAGGGGGGCGTGTGATGAAACAATCAGCTAAATTACAGTTATTTAACTATTTGTACGAACGTTTCACTGAGCTTGATGTTCCAGTAATTGAAACAAAAGACTTAAATCAAGAATTATCTTATCCTTTTATCGCTATTCAAACAGTCTCAGACAAAGTTAACCGTTCCACTTTTGACAGCTATGTTGGTAATCCAACAGCTACGGTTCATTTATGGGGTGTTGATGAGGATAAAGGAGCTAATGACAACTTGTACATGAATGTTCAAGATATTGTGTTAGATGATATTGATTTAGTCGGTTATTCGTTACGAAATCCTCAAATAACAGTGAATGTAAGTACAGAAATTGAATCAAATCAAGTTTTAGAACATACAACTATTAATATTGAGTACGCAAGTCATTAAGTTGGCTTGCTTTTTTTATTACAAAAAAATTTGGAGGTAGAGAACCTATGGCATTAAAACAAGGTACTGACGAATTAGCATTGATTCGTAAAGCTGGAGATAAAAAAGATGCAAACAAAGTATTATGGGTTACTGAAATTGAACGAGAAACTGAAAAAGACAGAGATACAGAAGCAACTATAGATGGTCCTGTAAATTCAGGTGGTACTTTAGAATCTACAGTGACAATTAACTGCTACATGAACGTTGATGATACGTTATGTGATGAAATTGAGGACGCTGCAGAAGAGGATGTCCCTTACGAATTATGGATCATCAATAAAAAAGTTAAGAACAAAGAAGGTAAATACAAAGCAGAATACAGACAAGGGTTATGGAATAGTATTGACCGTACTAACGAAGCTGATGGAATCGCTGAATTCGAAACTGAATTTGGTGTTTATCTTAAAAAAGTTCGTGGTTGGGCTACACTACCTGATGAAATCGAGAAAAATAAAGCTGCATATGGCTTCCATGACACTGTTGCTGCAGACCCTGCAAACGATGGTTTAGTTTCAGAAATGCCACAACCGAACCAACCTAGCACTGTAGAAACTGTATAACACGAGGGCACAAAGCCCTCTTTTTATTTTGACTAAAATTAAAGTGAGGTTATTAACATTATGCAAATTAAATTTAACGGTAAAGAATTAGAATTGTCATTCGGATTTAAATTTTTAAGTTTGGTCGATAAATCACTAGGTTTTGAAGCAGAACAAATGAACATTGGACAAGGTTTAAATATGATTGTGCCTAACTTGTCAAACGGTAACGTTGTAGCTTTAGGTGAGGTTATCAAAGCAGCTACATCACATCATAAAAAACACCCTAAAAGTGATGAAGATATCGAAGCGGTATTAGAAGACATTGCTGAAAATACTGGTATTCAAGAATATTGTGATGAAATTCTTGAAGAACTGGGAAAGAAACGTTTAACCCAAAACCTAATCCCGGACGAGTACAAAGAAAACAAGAAGAAATAAATGACGAAGAACCTTTAACTTTCGATAGAATCGTTGTCATTTGTATGAGCAAGTTAAAAATCTATGATTTAGATCAAATAGAGATGATGACGCTTCGAGAGTTTAATTATCGTATGTACGCTCTGGAGTACGAACAACTCGATAGAGATATGGAAATGTACAAATGGGCTTTTGCTATACGTGATGCTCAAGCTGAGCAAAAACGAAAAGGTGGAAAAAAAGGCGAAATGGAATATCGTTTTAAAAGCGCAGATGACATCATGAATTACGACGAGAACGTTAAACGTCTAAATAGAGGCGAACCACTTAAATTTGGCTCAGAAGCTAAATTTGAACAAAATAAGCCTCCTAAAGATTTACTTGCAGAAATCGCAAAACTTAATAAATAAGGAGGTGGGAACACGTGTCAGAAGCGAATTATAGTATCAAAGCATCGATTGAAGCTAATACGAAAAAGTTCAAAAGTGCATTAGATGCTGCCAAAAGAACGGCAGAGAAATTTAAAGGCACGATGGATAAAATAAAAAACAATAAAATCGATGCAGACGCTTCAGGTGTTAAGACAGCGGTAGAAAACGCTAAAGCGTCGCTTGAATCTTTTGATAACACTAAAGCAGATGCTGAGTTAGACGTTGATATAGATGAAGTTAAATCTAAAGTGGCGTTTGCTAAAGAGTATGTCGAAAAATTCAACTCTTATAGAGGAGATGCTAAATTAGATGCTGATGTATCTAAAGCATTGTCTAACATTAAGAAAGTTGAAGCTTACATTGAAAAGTTTGATGATTCGAGCGCAGATGCAAGTCTAGATGTTGACGCTAGAAAAGCTATCACACATCTATCAGAGTTACAGCTCAACCTAGATGAATTTGATGGTAATTCATATAGCGCTAGTTTAGATGCAGACGCTACAAGAGCACGTACAGCTATTGCAGAAGCTAAAAAGATGTTGAATAGTTTCGCTAGACAGCGTGCCAAAGCTACTCTAGAAGTTGATGAGGGTGCAGCGATAGCCAAAGTAACAACATTTAAAGCAATGCTACGTTCGATTCCTAATCGCATTCACACTAGGATAGATGTTGATAGTGATAAAGCTCAAGGATTTTTAAGATCTTTAGCTACTGGTATAGATAGCTCTATGAATTCTTGGAACGCTCTAGCTCAAAGGATTAGAACTGTTGGTACAGTCATATCCAACATGTTGCAAGGCGCTTTATTATCTAATATAACATTACTTGTTCCTGCTATCGCATCATTAGTACCAGCTTTTATGGCGGTTCTTAATGCTGTTGGTGTGTTATCAGGAGGTATTCTCGGATTAGCTGGTGCATTCTCTGTTGCAGGCATGGGTGCTGTGGCGATGGCTGGAATGGGCATCAGTGCTATTAAAATGTTAAACGATGGTTTAATACAATCATCAGAAGCGACAGAAGCTTATAAGAAAAGTTTACAAGGCTTAAAGGATGAATGGACACAAATTATAAAAATGAATGCAGATTCTATTTTTGGTGCGATGTCATCTGCAATGAACGGTGTTACAACAGCGCTGAAAAGCCTTACGCCGTTCTTGAGCGGTGTTGCCGATTTAGTTGATTACAACGCTCAAAAATTCGAAAAATGGGTTAAAACATCTGATACTGCTAAAAAAGCATTCCAAGCTTTAAATACAGTAGGTGTTCAGATCTTTGGAGACTTATTAAACGCTGCTGGACGATTTGGAGACGGTTTAGTTAACATCTTTACTCAGTTTATGCCTTTGTTTAAATTTATGTCACAGGGCTTGCAAAACATGAGTGTTGCTTTCCAAAAATGGGCTAACAGTGTAGCTGTACAAAATGGAATAAAAAGTTTTATAGAATATACGAAACAGAATTTACCGTTAATAGGACAAATATTTGGTTCAACATTTAAAGGTATCTTTAACCTGATGAAAGCATTTGCCCCTAATACTCACTTGATTTTACAATCTTTAGCACAAATGGCTCAACAATTTGAACAATGGAGTGCAACGGTTGCTAAGTCTGACGGATTTAAGAAATTTATTGCTTATGTTCAAGAGAACGGTCCTAAATTACTTCAATTATTAGGTAATTTAGTAATGATTATCATCAACGTAGCAACTGCAATGGCACCACTAGCTGCAGCAGTTTTAGACGTTGCGATAGCTATTACTAACTTTGTTAAGAACCTGACAGATGCACATCCTGCGGTTGGTATGTTAATAGGAATTATTGCAACATTAGCTGGTATATTTATGACACTCGGACCTCCTATACTAGGTGCTATAGACTTTATTTCTAGCTTTGCTATGGCCATAACAGGTGCAGAAACGGCGATGGCGGCATTTGCATCTATCGGAAGTGCGCTAATGGGTGCGCTTGAAGCGCTTGGCGCAGTAATTGCGGCATTAGACGCACCTATATTATTAATTGTCGGTGCAGTAGCAGCAGTTATTGCAATATTTGTTGCACTTTGGAACTCATCTGAAGTTTTAAGAAACGCCCTAACAGGTGCTTGGCATGCGATAGTTAGCGCGGTTGGTGCTGCAATACAAGCGGTTATCGGTTTCTTAGGTGACTTATTATCTCAAGCACAATCTATCATGGCTCCATTAGTTCCTATGTTCCAAAGAATATGGAACGCTATCGTCAAAATCGTTGAAGTAGCAGTTAAATTTTTATCTCCAATCGTTTCACAAGGTTTCCAAACTTTAGTAGCTGTGATTAGTACAGTTTGTGCTGTTATATCTACGATTATAAAAGTGGCATTTGATGTCATAATCGGAATAATCACTATTGCTTTACAACTATTAACCGGCGATTGGTCGGGGGCATGGCAAACGATACTTAAAGTAGGTTCTACAATATGGCAAAACATTGTTTCTATGGCCCAAAACATTTGGAATACTTGGAGCAAATATTTGCAACAAACTTGGCAAAACGTTGTAAACTTCTTCGCTGATATATTTGCACCATTGGTTTCTACAGCGTCAACAATTTGGTCTATGATTGTTGCTGTCGTAATGACAGTAGTTAACCGGTTGGTTGCATTCATCCAAACATGTTGGAACACGATCGTTACTGTTACACAAACGGTCTGGGCTGTGCTCGTCACTATAGCACAGACAATTTGGTCAACATTAGTTACAGTAATCACAACAGTAGTTCAATCTATTGTATCTTTCGTAAGTGCTGGTTGGTCGATGTTGATGAGTGTAACAAGTTCAATTATGTCTGCCATTTCAACTGTAATTTTAAGTATTTGGTCATCTATTTCCAGCTTTGTATCAAGCGTTGTTTCATCTGTAGTAAGCTTTGTGACCAGTGGATGGAATAACATGCTTAGTGCAATTTCAAGTGCGATGCATGGTATCGTTAGTGCTGTTATGATCGGAATGTCTAATGTTATAAACTCTGTAAGAAATGGTGTGAACAACGCTGTGAGCGCTGCACGTAGTTTTATCGGTCAGATGGTCTCTGTCGGTCGTGATTTAATCATGGGTTTAATCAATGGTATTAAAGCTATGGCTGGTCAAGTTGCAGCTACAGCGAAAAACGTTGTCATGGGCGCTGTAAATGCCGCTAAAAACGCGTTGCATATTGGTTCGCCTTCAAAATTGTTTAAACAATATGGTGTTTGGACAATGGAAGGTTTAGGCATAGGTATTAATCAAGAAGGTAAAAATGTTGTAAGCGGTATGGGTGCTATGGCTAAATCAGTTGCTAACGCATTTGATGCTAATTTAGCTATACCTGATATAAATTCACAAATAAAAAACGCTAACGCTTCAGTTAATTCACAAGTAACACATACACATCAATTTAAGACAAACCCTTCTCAGCGTGTTGTACGTGTTGAAATGGCCGTTGACAATGATGCGTTAACTTCTATAGTAAACGGACGAACAGCAGACCGTGATGCTACATTTACATTCTAGGAGGTCAGGCAATGGATATTGAAATTAAAAAGAAAGATGGAACTAAATATAAGTTGTCTGACTTCGGCTTTCGTGTAAAAGATGTAGTTATCGAAAGTATGGAGATAGAAGACAACTATGAAACTAAAGAAAATACAAGTGGTCGGATGTTGTTAAGTTCGCAATATCGTAAAAGAAAAATAACCGTTCCTTGTTATGTATACTCAACAAAACTGAATGACATTCCACGTTTAAGAGACGAATTCTATAATCTAACAGTCGATACAGAAGTTGTTTGGTTAAGAGAATTAAGGAAAAGAAAACCTAAAAACTATCGTTTTATAGAACCGACAGAAGAAGACTTTCAAGAATATGACGAATATGATAATCCAATTTACGATCACGATGAATTTGGTGACGATTACTACGTTAGTGGTAAGCAATATCAAGTTAAATGTTCGGCGCCAATTGTTCCCGAGCAAAAAGGGCGTTACATTCACTTTGAATTAGAATTTGAGACAGAAGAAATACCTTTTGCTGAAAGTATTGGAACATCTTTAGATTTAGAAAACAGACCAGACAAAGAATTGTGGTCGAATGATATGTTAATACCTTTCGACGAAATGGACTACACAAGAATGTTCACATTCACTAACGTTTATAATAACTCTGTTTATTATCACGGAAATGTTCCAAACGATGAGTTCAAACTTTATAAAAAGGTGACGCTTGTTTTAGGTGAAAACATTAAAGCTAAAGAGAAGTTTTATTTTACTTGCGGCGTCCTCTCTGATGTTATGACGATAAAAGGTATAGACCTCAAAAAAGGAGACGTTATTGTATATGATGGCGTTCAAACCTTTAGAAACGGTGTTCCTATCAATAATGAGGCTTCAAACGCTCAACCTAAGTTTAAACCAGGTTGGAATGACTTTAGATTTAGTCACTTAGTCAAAACGGCTAAATTCGATATGAAATTTTATTACAAGTAGAGGTGATTGAATGCCTGTATTATTTACACCACATCGTGGACGAGGTATTCCTGTTTATGTAACTACAACAACAACCGAAAAATTAGGTTCTGAAACAATCGTAAAGTGTCGTATATTAGAGGATAAATACAATTATCAAGTTATACGTGGTGTTCGTAAACGTTGGACATTAACCCAATTGAAAGGTCCTAATGATCATAGAGAATATGTTGCTTTCATCATTGACAGACAAACACACGGGCGACTTCAAGAAGTATCTATTTCTTTAAGAGAGAAGCCTATTGATATCATCAACAGACATGTTGTTCATAATAAAATTTCTGGACCTTATCAAGCACAAGATTTTTTAGACGTAATTTTTAAAGGTACCGGATTAAGTTATGAAGTGCCCAGCGACTTATATTTTGCTGATGTTAAAGATTGCGGCGAAGGTGAGACGGTTAAAGATTTAGTCAAAAAAGCGATGGATATTTGGGATTTAGAATTTGAAATAAAATTCAGTAGTAAAACCAAGAAGTACACATTTGTATTTACTTCATATTTAGAAAAACGCGCTGACTATCATATCGATGATGAAATTAATGCGAATAATATGAAGTATGAAGAAGATTCTGGCGAATTGTACACATACGCTGTTGGTTACGGCGATTATACAGACGATGAAGGTCTTGAAGGTGCTGGATTGATTGAATACTTTGAACATCCTGAAATGAAAGATATTGGAAAATACGAAGCTCCACCAATCAAAGATGGAACAATTAAAGACCCTGACATTATGAAAGCTAAACTACAAACATTAATTTATGAATCGATTAAAATATCTCTAACTTTAGATTTTATAACACTAAGAAAATACTACCCTAATGCAATCCCTAAAATCGGTGATGTTGTTAAAGTCAAACATTCAATTTTAGGGATTAATCAATTTATGAGAATTGTAGAAGTAACAACAGTTAGAGATGCTGACAATAAGATTGTTAAACAAGATGTAACTTTAGGTGATTTCAACAGACACGCTCGTTATTTAAAACGTTTAAGTGAAGCGGCTCAAGTTATAGGTGGATTAGGCGGTGGAAGTTTTGCCAGTAATTATCGCAAAACTGAATCTAAAGCCAATTCGGCTGCAACTAGAGGCGGTAAAGGTTCAAAGCCTGTAGAAATAAAAGGTGAGGACGGTAAAACATACGACCTCAGCGAAATAACCGTTGATAAAGACGGTAATTTAAAAGTTAAGGAGGTCAATTAATTGAGAAAAACAATTTATGAAGAATTAGATACGATTTTCGGTGCTAGGTTTGTTAGAGAGTGTGAATTAAATTTTATCGCTACTCGAGAAATGTTAATCAATGTTGAAGAAATTCTTCAAAGACATAATTATATTGATAAAAAAGCACATCAATCATATCAAATCGAACACACACATTCTGACGGCTCAAAACAAGACTTAGAAGGTACTTTACGATGGTTTGATGCTAGATTGAGAGCAACATTAGTTCCTACACTTGCAAACGATCAACAAGAAATATTAGATGCTAGAGCAAGTATTGATGGTCAAAACTTCGATACATTAGGAGACCGTTTAGGACATGATTTTTTAAATCTAAGTAACTTAGTTGGTGAAGAATTAAATGTTGCAGATGACAATAGTTACATTTGGAATCCTCCTTATATCAAAGGTGCGATGCGAGGCGAAAATGAGGCTCCTTTACACAATGAACCCGTAGAAAACTTGAAAATATTTTGGGATAAATTTGTAGACAATAAATATTGTCGCAAGTCTTTTATTGGTAAAGACGAATCAAACCAATACGACATTTACAAATATACTTTTGAGCCGCAACACTACTCAAAAACAATTGTAATCACTTCTTGTATTCATGGTAATGAGTACAGCGCATTTTATGCTTTAAGTCGCTTTATGGACTTAGTTGTTAATCATTGGCAAGAGCACGCGCCATTGGCAAACATTCGTAAAAACGTACGTTTAATCGTTGTTCCTATTGTAAATCCTTGGGGGTTTGCTAATCAAGAACGTGAAAACTCAAACAACGTCGATTTAAACCGAAATTTTGATTATTATTGGGAAAATGGTACAGGTACTAATCCTAGCAAAGCTAATTTTAAAGGTAAAAAGCCATTTAGTGAAAAAGAAGCTAAAAATATGAAAGCTTTATTTGAGGGCTTAGGCGATATTGCAGGGCATATCGATTGTCACAACATCACTTCTCAAATATCTGACTATTGCTTGTTCTATCCTCGTTTTAGTAATCAACCTAATAACGTGATGACACAGTTATTACAAGATATGAGTAACTACGGTGATTACGTGACTTGGGGATCTAGTACGCTCGCTTCATTCAGTAACTGGGTGGGTATCAAACACAATATAACTTCATTCTTACCTGAAGTTTATGAAGGTCGTGCTGGGAAACCTAGAGGGGCAGAAGAAATGTGGCGTTCTGTTTATTTTCTAGGAAATATCGTCATCAGATTAGCACAAGCTAATGTAAGTAAAAATGGTCGCACAGCCAATGAACCTATCGCTAAATCTTTTGTTTACAGCGATAGATATAATACCAAAGGTGCAACTCAATTCAGTTTGAAATCTACTACTAGTTGGCAACGTATGTTAATGACACAACAAAGATTTAAAGTAACTGCTAACGGCTTTGCGACAATGCATGGTTCAATTACTGTTGAAGTCGACAGAGACACGATGTTTGGTGTTAATCCTATGGTAATTCAAAACTACAACCCATTTAGCGGCAATGGCAAATCTGACAAACGGCAGTTATTTAAAGTTGAGCATACGCTTAAAAAAGGCGTTCATACAATACCTATACATGCGATTGCTCCTATACAAATGTCTACAACATCACCTGAAAACGTACATCGTACTGACGAAGTTATGCCAGTCGTTGAAGTTAGACGTTCAAAAGGTGTTTGTCACATCAAAAACTTAATTATTGTGACTGAGTTTACTCCTAGCCACTCGCATAATTCGGTTCAAATGTTTAGAAGCGGCACATACGGCAACCAAAAAGAAAATACATTTGATCAAATTTATCCAGATAAACCAGCATCATTTGATATTAGAAATAAAATCAGAAATAAAAAATAAGGAGGTTTATTAAATGAGTGATTTCTCAAAAGATGGTATTTACAAAGAGGCTAAACTGATTGCACTTGATGAACCTCGTTTAGTTCCTATTACAAATGAACAATTAGTTTTCTACAACCTAGATATCAACACTGCAATGCTTACCTTCCAACTAAAAAAAGGTATATATCCATTGCAGATAAGTAAGACAAACGCTGACATTCATGTGTTTTTCGAATCAACAAATGGCTCTCAAACCGATAAAGTTAATGTTGAATTCGTTGATAGTTTAAACGGTGTTATACGCTTTGTTGTTGACAATGAGTTTTTAAGCGCTGCAACAGATACGTGGGTCACAGGTCAAATATACTTGACTGCTGTGGGTAGAGCTGATACAGTCGTTTTAAACGAATTTCAATTTTATGTAAAAGACGCTTTGATAAATAAAATTGGTGCAGATATTAAAATAAAAACTATCAGACAGATTGATCAATTAGTCATGGATGTTCGCAAAAAAGTTGATAACGAAATGAAATCGTTAACTAAACTTAAAGATGTGAGAATAGAATTCGACGCATTTGTAACAAAGAGTAAAAACGATTTAAATAAAATAATCAACGATACCAAAAGCGACATAAACAACCTAAAAGACACAGCAGAAAAAAGTATAAACTCTCAAATCGAAAGAATACGCAACGAATCAGATGAGGTTATCAAAAAAATTAATGCTGGTGATGTAGTTGATCATTCTGATTTAGATAATGCTTTAGCAACATATGTTAAAAACAGTGATTTTAAAACAGAGTTAGACAAAAAAGCAAATACTAGTGATATAACTGAACCTAGCGCTTTAGAAAAAATGATTTCTGACAAAATAGATGAAAGACTAGCTAAAGTAGCAACACCTCATGTATTTACAGATGAAAATGGATACATTCCTAGAATAGAAAATCCTGATTTAGATTCAATGAGTGGCATTGACAAATCGGGATTCTTTTATGCTTACGCTCCTGTTAACTCACCTGACACTGAAAACGATAATGGTTATCTTGTTGTTATTGCACGTAGTGCATCTTATAAGAAAGTATTGTTTATGCCTTTCAATAAACACACAATATATTCAAGAAACAAGTTAGGAACTACTACTGGATGGGGCAAATGGAAAAATGTTACATCTCAATATAGTAACTAGAAAGAGGGTGAGGAAATGAAGAAAAGTAGTATCATTTATTTGTTAGTCGTCGTTTTTATTTTCGGTATAGGCTTATTAGAATTTGAACGAGGATTCTTTTGGGCTAAAGAACAAAGCGATGTACTTGACGATAGTGAATTTTATTTAGCTCTCCACCAAATTACGCCTATTTGGATTTGGGGAGTTTTAGGTATGATATTTAGTATTTTGTTTATTATCGCACCATTTTTCTTACCTAGTCAGAGGTTCAATAATGTGTTTAACTATCTGATTTGTATTAGTGGTTTCGGTAATGCTGCTTTCTACTTCTTAATGACTTCAGCTAGTGTGTTTCATGCGATTAATTGGCTCACTCCTTTACAATTTGCCACTTTAACCATGATTAATGCTATAGCTGGTTTCTTTGGAGGTGCAGATATTGTTGGAAAAAGACGATAGATATGTTACACGATCGGAGTGGATAGATGGAACAGGTAAAATATATGAACGTATCAATTCGAACGACCGTAAACATTCTGAAGCTATTAGTGAATTAAAAAATACTGTTGAAAAACAAACAGTATATCAAAAGATGCAATTTGAATCACAAGAACGTCAAGAGAAGCATTTATCTAAAATTAGTGATTCTATGAATGCATTCAGCAACGAGTTCACTGACATTAAATACAAAGTAAGAACACACACTGACCAACTAGATAATATAAACAAATCAATCGTGGAAAAACAAAAAGGTAATGTTCAAATTACCGGAATTATTATTGGCGGTATTTTCAGTATTATTGTTGCAGCTATAGGATTAGCACAATATTTATTTTAAGTCGATACGTTATGTATCGGCTTTTTATTATGCAGAAAGCGAGGTGTATCGATGGCACTTCCTTCAAAAGGTAAACCGACAGCAGAACAAGTTGTCTCGTGGGCAAAATGGATGGCCGATAACAAAAAAGGTGTGAACATAGACGGTAGGTTTGGTTTTCAGTGTTGGGATTTGCCCAATTATATCTTTAATCGTTATTGGCACTTTAGAACATGGGGTAATGCAAATGCGATGGCTAATAGAAGTAATTACCCTAATTCAAGCTGGAAGATATATAGAAATACATCTAGTTTTGTTCCACAGCCAGGAGATATTGTTTGTTGGACATATGGTTATGCAGGTCATACAGGTATTGTTGTAGGGCCTAGTGATAAAAAACATTTTCGCACTGTGGACCAAAACTGGTTTAACTCAAATCAATACGTCGGTTCTCGTGCAGCATATGTAAATCACACGTATAACGGATTTGGGGGCAATTTATATTTCATAAGACCTCCATATAAAGCTTCTAATACCAGTGCTCCAGCAAAAAACCAAAACAAAACAGTAACTAAAAAGAAAAGACGTACTGACATACATTTCACTATTGATGACAAAGAGACTGTTTATCCTGAAAATATACCACATAGAATTGTCGAGGGTGTCGAAAGAGGCCACAGTCCTAAAGGTGTTACGATTCGTAATTCAGGGACAATGTGTTCTGTTCAAGATATGTACTTTGATAGAAGAAAGTATATACAAGACCAAGAATACCCACACTATTACATTGATAGAAATCACATATGGCAACCTAGGTTAGAAAAATACGAAGTACCTAGTGACCCGCAAAATTTAGTTGTTGAAGTTTGTGGCGACTATTCAGAAAGTAAAAATGATTTCATTTTAAACGAATTACACGCAATGCTTTTTGTGTCCCAGCGGATGCAGTTTCATGATATACCTTTGAAAAAATCTTCTATAAATGTTAAAGGTTCGATTTGGCGTAGTATATATGAACACGGCGACTGGAATATGGCCGTTAAAGGTAAGCCTTCTAAAAAGTCAATAGATAAAACAATTGAAGCACTGTTATATATTTACAAAAACAGTAAAACGCTATTGTCTGAAATACCTACAGATAAAATCACTACTCGAACAATTCGTGTTAGTGTTCCAGGCTCTAGTGTTAAAGGTAGTACAACCACAAAACCTTCTACATCTACAAGTCACAATTCATCACATAGAACTAAAACTACGAAGAAATCGACTAACAGAAAAGAGAATACAGTTATTGTTGTGCATAGTAAATATACATTCAATCATGCAGTAAATATCCAAATGACAAGGTCACCTCAAATAAACTATGGTGTGGGTTGGTACAACGCTAATCGTTCTCAAACGTTAAATGCAATGAATAGCTTGAAAATATGGAACAGTAGCACTCAAAAATATCAAATGCTTAACTTAGGTAAATATCAAGGTATTTCTGTTACTGCTTTAAATAAAATACTTAAAGGCAAAGGTTCGCTTTCTGGTCAAGGTAAAGCAGTTGCATACGCTTGTAAGAAATATAACTTAAACGAAATATACTTAATATCACACGCATTTTTAGAAAGTGGTTATGGTAGATCTTATTTTGCAAGTGGGCGTGCAGGTATATATAACTACTTTGGAATTGGGGCTTATGATAACAATCCTAACAACGCGATTTCGTACGCTAAAAGGCATGGTTGGACGACACCGGCAAAAGGTATTGTAGGCGGCGCTAAATTCGTAAGAAGCGGTTACATCGATCAAGGTCAAAATACGTTGTATCGTATGCGTTGGAATCCTCAACATCCAGGTAATCATCAATATGCTACCGATGTACGTTGGGCTCAAGTACAAGCAACAACAATCAAAAGTTTATACGAACAAATAGGAATTAAAGGCGAATACTTTATTCGCGACAAATACAAATAGGGTTATGTGCTGACAGCATATAACCCTTAATTATTATACAAAGAGGTGTTTTGATGGAATTATATAAAGGCGGAAAGGTAGAGGCCATTATTAACGAACAAGGTGTAGACTTAGGTTATATCAATTTAAACCTCTATACTATGGATAATTCAACATCTGTAATAGATATTCACTTGAAAATGAAAAATGTTTTAAGTGAAGACCCTAAATACTTTCCTGTAAATTTAAACCAAACCGCATTCAAACCAATATTGCATCTTTTCGCTCAAGACGGTTCTATTTTCACAAATGAAAAAGTAGAAGTTGTCAAACCTGAAGAAGGTCATATCAGATACTACATCCCTGATTATGTAACGCGTCACGTCGGTCAAGTTCAAGCCAAATTATTCTTAGAAGACACTACTGGTACTGACGATAGTTCTCATGTTGCTGATTTTTACTTTAATGTAAGCGATAGTGGTATTACTAGAGCTATAGGAAAAGAGGTACATGTAGATACTTTAAACGGAATCGTTGAAAAGATTTTAAAAAGTAACGTCGATTTATTTAAAGGAGAAAAAGGCGACAAAGGTGACAAGGGCGAGGACGGAAAAGACGGTAGAGATGGAAAAGACGGCGTCGACGGTATAAATGGAAGCACAGGACCTCAAGGGCCACCTGGAGAAAATGGAAATGACGGTAAACCCTTCAAATATGAAGATTTAACTATAGAGCAAATGAATGAAATTAAAGGTGCAAAAGGCGACAAAGGTGACAAGGGAGACAAAGGGGATAAAGGAGATAAGGGAGAACCTGGTAAAGATGGGCAATTATCATTTGAAGATTTAACAGATGCTCAGAAGAAAGATCTTGCAGCGTTTAGCACACTAGACGATAAATCTGTATCTTATCCAAAAACTGATTTCTTATTTGTTGGAAAAAATATATTCAACCCTTATTCAATATTTGTTGATACAATATTGAATTATACAAACGGTCAAGAGAGTATAAATGAAACATATGTCACTAGTGACTATTTACCTGTGCAACCAGCAACGAATTACACACAAAACTATTCAGATATTGTTGTTTTTTATGATATCGACAAAAAATTTATTAGCGGATTATCTAGGTTAACTGAAGTAAAAAATGCTAGAACATTCAAAACACCAGACAATGCATTTTTCTTAAGAACAACGACGATTAAAGACCCTAAATATGCAGGTTATAATTACTTAAATTATCAAATTGAAAAAGGAAGCACCAAAACAAGCTTTGAAAAATTCAATTATAGCTTACCTGGCTTAAATCAAAACATTCCTAGTAGATATATTACAAATGACATGTTGTACGATTACAGTATAGCAGCAGATAAATTAAGTTTTACTAAACGATCAGATAATTTGTTTGACAGCTCAAGAGTAATGGTTGGTAAATACGTTAACCAAACTAATGGCTTTTTGTCAGATAACATCAACTATTCTGCGAGTGATTACATTTACATTAAAGATGCGACAACATTATCTAAAAACAATAATTTTGCCACATACGCTTTTTATAACAAGAATTTTGATTTTATATCTGTAACACCAACCGCTACAACGCAAATCACTGTACCTCAAGACGCATGGTATGTAAGATTTAGTATGTTGACAAGCGCTATTAAGACAACAATGTTAGTGAAAGGTGATAAATTACCAGACACATACACACCATATGACATTAAAATACCTAGCAAGTATATAGAAAAAGATACTACACAAGATAATAACAACTACAACGTAGATTCTTTTGGTAAACACACACTCAAAACATACACAGCCGATATAAGTAAGCAATTAAATGCAGATTACGCAGGGAAAACAGAGATTGCGTTTATTGGCGACAGTTGGGTTCAAGGTGGAGAGTTTAGGGGTGGAGACAGACTAACTTTACCACTTAAAGAAAAATTCATGAAGCTGGGCTACGCTGACGGCGGTATTGGTTTTATCGGACTAGCAAACAATCATACAGGCAATGGTTTGTTAAGTGTAGAGTTAAAAGGTAGTTGGACTCAATATGATGCGAATTTAGATATCGGTCCAAAAGCTAAAGGTTTAGATACTGCTATGGTCGAAAGCTCTACTGCTGGCGATAGCATAGTGGTAACATTCTATGAAGAAATCGACTATTATGAATTGCACACGTCAAACATCGGAAAATGGCGATATAAAGTAGACAACGGCGAATGGACGACAGTTGATGCTACACAACAAGAAGTAACACCAATCAAACTAGATTTAGGTAAACATACAATTACACTTGAAGTTGTTGAGGGTCTCGTGTCATTTATTGGCTCTTATGCTTATAAAGGCAATAAAGGTGTAGTTATCCATAAAATGGGCAATGGTGGTTTGAAATCATCTCAAATCGTAGCAACTGATCGTGACAACTGGGTTAAACAAATCAAGCGTTGTAACGCTAACACATTCGGTATTTTACTTGGTACGAATGATATGGCTGCGAGTATGACAATCACTGATTTCGAAAAAAATATGAAAGAAATCGTTTCACGAATAAAAGAAGGTAAACCATTAGCAAGTGTATTTTTGATAAGTCCGAGCGGAAATAATGTACAAAATACGGCGTTAGGAATGTCAGAATATAGCAACGCATTATATCGTATCGCTAAAGATTTAGACATTGGATTTATCAGCTTATACAGAGCTTTGGGAGACTTCAACACTACTAATTCAAACGGCTTGATGTACAAGGACGGTGTACATCCTAATAAAAATGGCGGATATGCTATTTCAAACGTAGTATACGACAGATTACTAAGAATTTAATTTTAAGCTGGCATTTATAGGTCAGCTTTTTATTTTACTCAAAAGGAGATAATTAAATGAAAACAGATATAGGATCAATTGTAAGAACAATAGTATTTATTTTAGCGTGGGTCAACCAATTTTTAGCTACTAAGCATATTTCCCCTATCCCAGTAGATGAAGTTACTATCAGCTCTATTATTACCGGTGTGATTTCTATTTATACTTGGTGGAAGAACAACAATTTTACTCATGCGGCGCAAAAAGGGCAACAGAAAATACATGAAGTTAAATCAGGAGTAGAGACAACGACTGGAGGCGCGCCACAAATGAATGGAGATGAGTTTTAATGGTATCTGTTAGAACTTATAACCAAGCAATTGCGTATGTAAAAAAAATGGAAGGCAACGCATATGACCCTGATAGATCTTATGGCGCGCAATGTTTTGATTTAGCCAATCAATACTGGCTTTATTTATTTGGCCATACTTTAAAGGGTGTAGGCGCTGCAGATATACCAACATGGAACAACTTTACTAATGAAGCTACAGTGTATGAAAACACACAAACATTTCAAGCTAAACCGGGCGATGTTGTTATTTTCAATCGAAATTATGGTGGCGGATACGGACACGTTGCAATTGTATTAAGCGCCACTTTAAACACAATAAATGTCATCGAGCAGAATTGGTTGGGAGGTGCTCAATGGTCCCCACCAGAAGTTGCTACACGTCGAGCACACGGTTATGACTTTCCTATGTATTTTATTAGACCATTCTATGCTAAAGAAACAACTAAGAATAAAGTTAAAAGTAAAGTAACTCCCGTTAAAAAAGCTACTACCAAAAAAGGCAAAAAGATTTTATTAGTTGCCGGACATGGTAAAGGCGCATACTCTAACGACCCAGGAGCAGTAGCAAATGGATATAACGAACGAGATTTCAACAGAAAAGAGATTATTCCTAGAATAAAAAAATATCTTGAGAGTGTAGGAAATACAGTTGTGCTGTATGGCGGTAAGTCAATGAATCAAGACTTATACCAAGATACACTTTACGGCCAACGTGTTGGCAACTACAGTGATTATGGCTTGTATTGGGTTAAAAACAATGTTAAACCTGACGCTATTATTGAATTTCATTTAGATGCAGCGGGGCCTACTGCAAGTGGCGGACACGTTATTATTAGTGATAGATACCCTGCAGACGATATAGACAAAGCCTTATCAAGTGCATTAGGTAAAACCGTTGGTAAAATTAGAGGTGTGACACCTAGAAACGATTTACTTAACGCTAACGTTACTGGTCAATTAAACTTAAACTACAGACTTATTGAACTCGGTTTCATTACTAGCGAAAAAGATATGAATTATATCACTAAGAATTTAGATAGTTTTACAAAACGAATTGCTGAAGCTATAAACGGTCGTCAAATTGAAGCTAAAGCAAGCAAACCGTCAAAAACCGTTAAAACTAAGTGGGATTGGAAAGGTACGTTTTATCCTAATACAACGATTAAAGTTAGAAAATCTCCAGGCCTAAGTGGCACAGTAGTTGAAAGTGGTTCATGGTTATACAATAAAAATGATTGGGTTAAATTCGACCAAGTCATCAAAAAAGACGGACATTGGTTTATCAGATTTAAATACCAAGCGCCTGGATCTAGTGACAAACATTTCTATTGCGCAGTATGTAAAATCACTGATAAAGAACAAAAAATTAAAAAAGAGAAATATTGGGGTCAAATTGATTGGACATAATATGTTATAATATATTTATCACGTCATTATGTGAAGGGTGGTCTTATCGACTGCCCTCTTTTTTTATGTTAAAATAAACTTACATGTTAAACATTCGAAATCCATGAAGTCTTGACCACCCACACATGTCACTGGGTGGTTTTTCTATAATTAAAATTAAAGAAACTTAACTAAAACTAGATGAATTTAACAAAATGCGAAAAAATTACACATTTCTATTGCATACAGACAATATAAAGTATTATCATAACTATGAAGAAATACAATTATATCAAAAGAAAGATGTGGGTAGTATGGCTACAATAAGTATTACTACAGATTATAAATTTACACAAAAATCAGCTCAAAAGCTTTTAAATGCAATGGATGTTAACGAAAGTAAAAGAATTAATAAAACAAATGTGAACGCAACGAAAATTAAAACAGAAGACGAAATAAACGACATTTTGAAGGGCTATCAGGATAATTGACCTTAAAAGTATTATCTCTTTCTGAGTTGTTAACAGGTACCAAACAAGAGGTTAATGCCAAAATACCTGCAATTAAGAATATGTTGAACACATTTGAAACGATATCTATAACAGGTAGTCAATCAGCGCACGACGTTGATAATTTTTTGAAAAATAAATCTGTTATATTTGATAAACAGGGTTTGTCTAGAACTCATTTAGTTTTTTCTAGTTATAAGGGGCAAACTATTTTAGTTGGTTATTTCACTATTAGTAATAAACCTCTAATATTCACAAAACGAATGCTAGATAAATGTAGCAAAACATTAAAAAAGAAATTATATCAAAAAGGTGAGACTCATAGCAGTAACGACAACCTAATTATTCAAGGTTATTTGGTTGCTCAAATAGGAAAGAATTATTCTAAGGAAGCGTTAGCTACTAAAGCAATAAATGGTAAGGATTTACTTACATTAGCCTATGAAATGATTGAAAGTGGCGCTAAAATTTTTGGTGGTTCATATATTTGGGTAGAGTATGAAGATACTGAAAAATTAAAAAGGTACTATAAAGATTTTGGATTTACTGAAATAGAAAATCATACGAGTGAGAATGGCTTAAAAATGGCAATTTTAAAAATATAA